AAAGAGGCGTGAACGAGATTCCGTCTCCGGGAAGGAAAGCGCTCATGTCCTTCAGCGCTTTCATCACGGCATTAATCAGCGGAAAGACTTTTGTTCTGAATCCGTTCACCACTGCCGTCATCGCAAAAACAACCCCGTTCACCATAGCGTCGAAGACCGTTCCCATCGCGTTGGTCATTGCATTCCACCCTGTCGCAATCCCTCCAATGGCGTTCAGGATTCCGATGCCTGCCACCACAATGGCAATCCGGGCACTGTGAAACACGTTTGCAATCACCCCTGCTATTTTTCCGAACACGCTTCCCGTTGCTTTTCCAGTCTGAGCCAATCCGCTAAACTCGGATTTTGCGTCTCTAAAGCCTTCTGCTAATGCCCCTGCTGCAACCGTTAGTCCCGCAATCGCTGTTGCCACGGTCACAAACTTCAGAGCAACCATCTTGCTCATGATGTTAAGGATAGCGGAAAGGCCGATGGCAAGAGGTCCGGTGAGAGCCAGAATTACACCCATCTTGATTCCCATATCAAGAAAAGCGGGATTGACCCGGGACAGAGCCAATACGATCTCTTGCAGCTTTCTCGCAAACTTTGTGACCGAAGGCGCGAGCCGTCTGCCGATCATTTCCATGAGGTCCCCTGCATCGTTTTTCATCTGCTGCAATCGTCCGGCTGTTGTTTGCGCCTCGGCTTTTGCAATAGCAAAACCCTCTGCCATCTTTTGAGAGACAAATGCAACCTTTGCCTGTGCGCCTTCGACTTGGCTCAAGGTTGGAATGTAACGAGTGAGCAGCTCGGTCTTGCCTTGGAGCGCTGCGGCAGCAGCTTTGATGGAAGTATTGGTTTCCAAGTCAAAGGCTCTCGCCAAGCCAATAGCCCCCTTCACCGTGGCCTCTAATTGTTCCGCATTGATTCCCATCGCAGTAGCGGTGGCTGCCAAGGAAATGGAAAGTTCGTCTCCGACCGTTGTGACCCGTTGAATAGCTGATGCCGTCTCCTTGAATCGCTTTAGGTTCTTTTCTGCTTCCTGTCCCGACGCCTTGAGCGCGGCTCGCAGCTTTGCCTCGGCGGCCTCTTGGGTGGCAAATGCTTTCACCGAGGCAACGCCAAGAGCCGCCAGAGGTGCTGTCAAAGACAGAGAAAGCTGCCGACCTATTCTTCCGAACGACGCGCTGGCTCGCTTTAGAGAGCGCTCTGCGTGTTGCAGAGTCTTCTTCAGTCCTTTGCGAAACTCTGAGTCATTACTTGCAAGCGTCATTACGAGCCTGCCCATTGATGTCGTTGCCACTATTTCTCTCCTTCTATTCTTTCGTGTTGAGCGGTGAAGCGGTCAAACAAAGCAAAGAGTTCATTCTCGTCGCGTTGGACCTGGTCCTTTGCAACAGGCATAAAGTCTTCCGCAGTGAACGCTTTTCCGCTGCCTCGGTTTGCGTTTGCAAAGAGTGCCATGAAGTTTCCAAACCTTCGATCCCACCGCTCTTGAAGCTGGCTATATACTTCTGCCATCTCAACAAGTTCCTGTTCTGTGGAGTCGAGGTAGTCATCTTTGCTCAGCCCTAACGCGACCCGACAGAACGAGTATTCATGGAGCGCTTCTTTTTCGGCTTTCCCGGCGCTGCCCGAAGTTTCTCTACGGCCTCGGTCAGTTTCTCAAACCACTGCCCCATCTCCTCCTCTGAATCAAAATCAGGCGATGCCTCGTAAAGGTCCTCGCCTGAGAGGTGCTTGGTGGTCGGGTTTTCATTGCACGCAGCTAAGATGCAAAACAGCTGCGCGACTCCACGTTTCGGGTCATACCCTCCGAGGAATCCGCTTTCGCTAAGTCTGAACTCAGCCCTCTTACTCCATCGAAGATGCAGCTCTGCCTCTCCGATTTTTAGTTTGTTCTGTTTAGTCATTATCCTTGGGATTTATCGCCGTCGCCCCGTCACCCAAGGAAGGGCGGGACGACGACGAATACACTGCCTGTCTACAGCGAATCTTTTCGTTTCATCTTCTTTCGTTGCCCCCCAAGAAAATGTCCCGCGCTCCGTTTGGAACCCGGGACATCTCATTGGGATGCGTTTTCGGGGATTAAACTGTTCCGGTGGTGATTGCTCCGCTGAGCTTCAGTGTTGCGCTTGCGGTAATCGCCCCGTCAACGGGTTGCTGCGCTCCTGAGAACGAGGTGACAATAGCAGAAAAACGTCTGTAGTAGTCAGTCGTGGTGTCACTTTGAACCTGCCAAGTGTTCACCGAGCGGTCTTGCGCCTTTGCTTCAATCACTCCGAGCGCGTTAGATGCCCCACCACTTGCGGAAAGCTGAGGGTCGTAAATAAAGTCGATTGTGACCTCTCCCCCATCAACCAAGCCTGCAAGGAACTCCCTGTGCCCGGAAGCCGAAGCGTGAGTAGTGACGTCAATGGCATCGGTGCTTACGCCGGGACCTGAAATGTTTGTGATCTGCCCGACCGTCAACGGAGATCCCGCTGGGTCATAAACAAGGCTTGCGCCGAATGCTGCGTATGAACTCATGTATTAATCTTGATTCGGAATTGAATTGTCTTTCTGAACAGTCCGCTCGATCCGTCATCGCGCGTGGCGTCCTCGAAATTATCAAATGCAGTATCCAAGAAAACAGAGCCGAATTCAGTAGCGCCTTGAGAGAACTTTGTGCTCTCGACCCGCGCCCGAATCGCGTCTCCGGTTTCCTCTGCGGTGACAGCATTGCCGCTAAAAATGTCAATCTGCACCAAGAGAGTTCTGCCAACCGTTGTGCTCGTCCCGTTGTGCGTGTAGTCTGCCGTGTTGCTGACTATGGTGTAAACTGCATACGGGTCGCTTGTGCCAGCAGGCTTGCTTGCGACCGATGGATACATCCGCGTGCCTAGCTTTGCGCTGACCGTTGCGTCTGCCAATACGTAGTCCCGAAAATCTTTCTTTGCCGCCTTAGCCATTTATACCCTTCCTCGTTTCTTTGCTCGTTCAAAGTGCCTGTGAATTGAAGCACTGAGTTCTGCTGCATATTTTTTCTGCGAGGCATTTTTTTCGCTTTCAAAAGCCGGTCTCATAAAAGGCTTTGCAGCAGTAAACCCTTGCACCTGGCCCCCCGGAGTTTTCCTTAGGTGTCCAAATTCGACGAGGTGAGCATACCAGACCGGCTTGACCCCTTTGTAAGCAAACGTCTTTCGCGGCCCGATAACCACCTCCGCAGATTGTCTAGCGCGGTTGGTCGATCCCTTCTTTCCTATAGACTTCTTCAAAGCACCTGACCTTGTCGGCGCCAGCTCGCGAGTCTTTTTCACCATTGGAGTTGCAGCCTTCATTAAAGCATCCTTCATGCCTCTCCTTTCTATCTGGTCGAGGATGGCCTCGGTGCTCTTCTCAACAGCTCTGAAACTTTTGAGGTCTAGCTTTGCCCGGATCATGAAATGCCGTGTGCTGCTTTGATGTTGTCAATCAAGACGTCGCGCTTGGTTGCCGACAGGTCGGGGATAACCATCAACTCGTAGAGACTGCCTCCGCGAAAACCAAATGTGGCATGCTGGACACCGAAGGCAAACGTCCCGGACATTTCTTGGAACTGAACTGCCTCGACAGTTAAAACCAGTTTGCCTGCTCCGTTCGTATCAAGGTAAAGCTGCCGGGTTGTTTTAGGATTTACCACTGTTCCGTTCACTCGGAAGTCGCCAACGGTCACCCCGCTATTCGGCGCACCTGTCGATCCGTAGTAGCTGCGGCCAAACCAGTCTGTGCCCGTTGACCCGCGACTCCATAACATTTGAAATGACTGGCTGTTTGTATTGATAACGCAGATTGCGGTGTGGTCGTTTGGCATTGCGCTGCACTGTAATGCTTCCTCCGTCCGTCCGAAGTTGAGCATCGCCTTTGTTGTCGTTGTCGGAAAGAGCCACGAATTATCTGCGTTCTGTGTGACAGCTGCTCCGCTGGCATTTGGAAATGCGTGGTTCCGGTTGACCGTTTGATCGTAAATTTTTGACGTGCCTAAGTAGCGAGGACCCCCGAACCCTCCATAGAGGTCCCTAGTGACTGAAGCGGCAAACACAGGCTCGATATTCAAAAAGTCCAGAATGTTTGTTTTAACAACCTCCGTCGCAGTGAACACAACACCTTGCATCAGTCTATTTACCGACCACGTATAGCTCGGAATCTCGTCTAAACGAAACCGTCCGCGCGGGTTGTCTACTTCAATCGAGGCCCCGCTAAATGGAGCGTCCATTACCTCAGGCCACAGGCGCAGGATGCCTTCACCACTTCCGTCGGAGCTTGCTCCCTCGGTAGCCTGATGCAAGCGATTGCCAATAGACAACCACTCGCCTGCGTTGACCAAGATGGTGTCAGCGATGCCTCCGGCGTAAACAATCTCTTTGCCGGTCTGCGACGCCCCATTGACCGTCGGAGTCCCTCTGCTGAGAGTTGGATTCTGTCCAACGGTATCGCTCAAAAAGAAAGTTCCTTCAGGTCCGTTTAGTCGTGCAAAGAAAGCAATCCAGTTTCGAGCGGTCGCAGCGCTCATTGGTGCCAGCTTTATTTTTACCTGTCGCGCCTGCGCCGGAAACTTGTGCACCTGCTTGGCGTAGGAAAAAGGAGAGGTGGTAACTGCAACAGCGGATTGCGGAATCCATGTAATCTCACGGACTCCTCCTGATGGCATTGTAAGACTGCTGCTCATAACGCTCTCCTGCAATACAGCTCAACGACCTGCGGTCGGTTTGCCGGGTGATTAATGACGCTTAGAATGTCAAAATATGTCGGCAGAATCTTTCTAATCGAAAACCGATTGACGTTCATTGTGCCAGATGGATTGACACCAGCTATGGTGTTCGCTGAACCCGCAGCAAGGCTTTCTACAAAAGAGCCGTCTGCACTTACATTGGTCCCGTTAGTTCCGTTGAGGTATGGCTTGAGAGTTCCAGATACGTGTGAAGAAATCTCAAACTCGCACCTGTATCGAGCGCCATCATCGAGGTCGATGCTCTGGTAAGAAATTCCAGAACTCGCAGCCAAAATCATTTTCCCTCCTGAGATTGTTGCGTTCGTATCCAGACTCCAACCGGACGCGCTTTCAAAATTTGGATTTGTGATTAGCTCGTTTCCAAACTCCTCAACGACAAGCCTCTGAGTTTCTGGCTCCCAGTCTTCGGTTGTCGATGAATGCTTAACTGTAAACACGGCCTCGGCCTCCGCTATTTGCCGATCCGCTTCGACCCCGCTCGCCCCCTTAGTGTTTCTTCTTTCTGCCCATAATGAAACAGAGGACCCCCATGTTTTATCCAAGCCACCCAGATCATTGACGCTCGTTGAAAGAGTTTCAATGGACACCTTTTTCGTTGCCTTGGATAGCGCTCTCACAGTTTGTGCGGCACCACTAGGTGACTGACCATGTATTTAATGAAATCGGGAATCGGGATTTGCCGAGGGTCTTCCCCTCGGTGTTCAAACAGGTGCGTCAGCAGGCCCTTCACCGAAGCGATAATTGCATCCGGCACGTCGGTAGTGGCGCTGCCGTAGCCCGACGTGTAACTGACTCTCCACGGGGCGCCTTGGTCAGATGATACGTTTGGGACATCGTCTTCCCTTAGTCTAACGACCGGAGGAATATCAAACACCTCCACATCAAACGCCGTCAACCGAGACCATACAGTTGCTTCTCCTACGGCATAATCGACGTAATACGTGCCATCGGAGACACCATCCATTCCAGAATAAGTCGTCGAATTTGTCCCGGCAGAAGGCCCGGTCATGTTGACGTCTTTGAAAGCGCCTTTGGTGTCAGTTGCTCGGCAGCCTGAAGCCTCGCTCAGCACTTGGTCGATGGTAATAACGCCTCCGGCCTTCACGAGCTTTGCGCCTCTTCCGCGCTGCACGCTGTCAGCCAGGTCCGGCCAATAGTTGATTTCCTCAACTCCGATCAAAGGAGGACGAGGGAGTTCGACTCCCGAGACAGGCATAGCATCGAGACGGACTTCCCACGTTTGCTCGATGAAGGATTGACGGAGGTGTTCCTCCATCTTTTCGGTCGCGGCAAGAACAAGGGAAGCAATCAGCGCATCCTCGTCGCCATCATCGATGCGGAGGTGAGCCTTAGCGTCTGCCGTCGAAACAAGCGTTGTTGCAGGCGCAGTGATTCTCTTGAGTGCCTTGAACATTTACTCATTCCCAGCTTTGTTCTTTGCCGCCCGTTTTTTTCCTCCGTAACAATCAGAGAGCAGAACTGCCTGTGCTTCGGTTACTTCAATCTTTTCCCCTTTGTCGTGTTTGACTCCAGCGATTGTGATGTCCTTGGTTAAAGTGATTTCCATGCTACTTCTTCTTTGCAGTTTTCTTCTTTGCCTTTTTGGCAGGAGGCTTTTCTTCCTTCCCTACACGGACCGTGCCTTTCTGAACCAATGCTGCGGTGCCAGCAGGGTCGCCCATAAAGGTCTGCCCCTTTTTAATTTTCTTATCACCAAGGATGAAGTCCTTGAGCGCCTGAAATTCGATTTCCATTTTTGAAAGAGGTGATACCCCGGAAGCGGAACCTAAAAATAGAGAACCACTTCCGGGGAAGCTACACCACAAAGGCTACTAAGCCTGCGTTCCGTAAGTAAGCGCGTCGCTCTTGGTAAGGCGTCCATCAACCCGCTTTGTGAAGCGGAAGCCGACTTGCCCGTTTGCGGAATACAGCTCGTCGAGCCTCTTCACGCTAACGCCGAGCCGATCTGCAATGACGTAGTAACTCAAGTCACCAAAGCAGATAGACCGCACTCCGGTAGCAGGAGCCGTGAAGCTGTCGCTCACCTCAAATGGACGACCCATAAGGCGGTCTGGCTGGTCAGCAAAGAGTCCCGGCTGCCACAGATACTGATTGTCAGAATCCTTCAGCTTGCGGATCAGCAGTGCCATTCCGTCAGAAGTGACCCAAGTAGCGTTGCTGCGATAACCGACTCCGAGGTCGTGATAGATATCAATCACCTCATCAGAAGTAATGACTGCTGTCCCAGCAAGTGACACTCCAGATGTCGAAACACCTCCGACAGCTGTCACGTCCTCAATTCCCTCAGGCTTGCCTGTTCCGTTTCCGGTGATGAATGCCGCCTCTTCCTGCTTGGCAAACTCAAGGACTGCCTCGCGCTGAAGGAAGCTCGGAAGGTCAAACACGTTGTCCTCCAGCAGCTCCTCGGAGACTTTGATGACGCCTCCAAGCTTGTATGCCTTGAGGGTCTGCTGACCCAAGGTCGGAATGTTGTCACTGTAGGCAGCCTCCTCGTCGATCCAAGTGAACGCAGCGCGCACAGTCTGGATTGGGAAGTTGCGGTCGCTTGCAGTCTGAATGACCGTGGCGTAACGCCTGATGACGTTGGCATCGAGTGCCCCGGTCACAATGGAGTCATTCCACTCCTCGGGAACAAGGTAGCCCCCCTCAGAGTCCGTGCCCTCCTGCATAGCAGCATTGTTGATCTCACGGTTGCCTGCACCTCGAACGTAGTTCAAAAATGCCTCTCCGTATTCCTTGCGAGCGATTGGTCTGCTCGACTCAACCGGCTGATCAGGATTGGCGCCCGGGGCAATCGCTTTCGCGTTGGCCTCGTTCGCAAGAGCCGCCATTTCGGACTCCCTCTTGGCGAGCTTCTCTTCCAGCACCATGTCGGACGAGAGTTTCTCAAACTCTGTCTCCATGTTCTGATAAGAGGTCTCCTCATCTGCGGTCAATTCCCGCCCTTTAGCTTCATCGAGGACCGCTCGCATTTCTGCGACAAGCGCCCCCCGCCTTCCTTTGATTTCGTTCAGATTCATGAACTCTATGTCGTTTCTAGTTGGCGCTCCAGAAGTGCGAGGCGTCGTGCCCTTTCTCCGTGAGCAGGTTTTTTCCGTTCCGCTTCCTCGACGGGTTGGAAATCTTTTTGAGCCGCTACCGGCTCGGAAATTGTGTCTGTGGCTTGCGCCGTTGGCTGTTCGTCCTCAAGGACCTGGCCCTCTTTGATTTGATCAACAAACCCTAGCTCAAGAGCCTCTTCTGCTGTTAGCCACGTTTCGTCGGCTACCATTGAACGAATCTCGCCTTTCGTTGCCTTTGTCTTTCGTTGATACAGCGCAACCATCCCTGCCTCGATCCGGTCAAGGGTGTCTGCGGTCTTGCGCATCTCGTCGGAGTTGCCCACCTCAAGAGTGTATGGCTTGTGGATCATGAACTGCCCTCCGGGATTCATGTGGATTTCGTCTGCGCCTAATGCGACAAAGGTTGCGGCTGAAGCAGCAATCCCGTCGATGTGAGCAATCACCTTTGCGCTCTGCTCTTGGAGCAGACTGTAAATCGCCAACCCTTCAAACACGCTGCCCCCGGGAGAGTTAATACGGACATGAACGGTGTCTGCGTCTAAACCGGAAAGATCGTTGTAAACCTGTGAGGCGCTGACTTCATCGTCGACCCAAGGAAACTCAGTGAGCGCACCGTAAATCTTTATCTCTGCGGTCCGGTCGTTCAGCATCGTAAGATTGAACCACTCAGGTCTTTCGTCGTAGACCTCGTCGGTGCCAAACTTCCTCTTTGCTCTTTTTGCCGCTTCAGAAAACCAGAACCGACTGTTCTGCCGGTCTGCATCAAAAGCCTTCATCAAAATCTTTTTCATTATTGCTGTCCTTCTGTTTCCTCAGCTGCCCCTGCTGGTTGCATGTTCATCGGCTCAAGCATTGCGTCTAAGCCTTCGATTGGGTCGAGGTCTTCCAACACACGCGCTTCGTTTCTGCTCATTACTCCTGCGGTAATCAGCTTCGAGTAATAGTCAGCACGCTCCTGCATCTTTCCTCTCATCAGCCCTCGGAGGTCTATTTTGAAGAACCTCCCAGTTATGCGGTCGCGCTCTGTCAAAAGACTTCGGTTGAGCGCTGCCTCCCACGTCACTGCAAGAGGAAGGATGCAATCGGCAACCCAATCGATCTGCTGCTCTTCAATGTTTGAGAATGTTGCATTGTCCAGAATCTGAACTTTGTGCGGTGGCACATTGTATATCCGGCAAATCTCAAGAGCCTGCCGCGCTCTGCTCTCGTCCATTTGGGACTCTCTGTTTGCCTGCCTCGCGGTCAGTATCTTGAGTCCTTCTTCAAAAATCTTGTATTGGTGCGCCTTTTCGACACCCCGGCTTTCCTCCATTGACTCTTTAAGCCGGTTGTAAGCCCGGTCTGACAGTCCTTGGTCTGTCGAAAGAATCGTTCCGGGTTTGCTGTCATTGGCGAAAAATTTTGACGCATTGGTGTCGAGCGCCATCGCCAGACCAAACACATCCTTCAATCCGCTGACAGGGTCGTAACCGTAAAGGCCGTCGAAAGTAAGGCCCCTAAGGTGAATGATTTCGCTGGCAGAAACAGGTGGGCGCCCATCAAGCTGATGCTTGAACTCGTAGATCAGCTCTCCCGATGCCGAGCGGTGCGGCTGAATGTTTGCCGGGTGGATCGGATATATCTGTGCCGGTCGCCCTGCACCATTCCTAACGATCTCCGCATAGGCATTGTTGTGAAGCGAAAGGTGAGCCTGCATAACCCTCCGAAAGTCGACCGAGGACATTTCCGGGTTTGGGGTTGTTGCCAGCAGCTGATGCAGAGGGTCTCGCTTGAGAACTTCTTTTGACCCGTCCTCGCCTTCTTGGTGCAGCCTGATTGGCAGGGTAGCAAAGCACTTGCTGATGACATTGACGCAGGCGTAGACCACCGCAATCCCAAGAACCTTTCCGGGAGTAACCGACAACCCCGCAGCGCTCTTTCGACTCAAAGCCGTAATCAGCCATTCAGTCGGATCGCCTAGGTCGTGTGCTCTAACGTCTTTTCGACGTCTTAGTTTCGGCAAGCGCCATTTCACTGCGGACCATTTTGCCTGCGCGAACCTCTACGCACCATGCATGGGGAAGAGAACTTTGTTCACCCCTCAAACTCCCGGTCGACAAGAAGGCGGTCGTATTTCAAAGACAGCACCCGATGCTCCAGCATCTCTAGAGCGAGAATCGCTTCAGTCCTCACAATAGAATCATGCGAGAATCTTTTATGTAGTCCTCGTCTGTTGAGTCCCAATACCTCCGCAAGCACCTTTACCGACAACCCAAGACTTAAACACCGTTCTCGATACTCGGGACCGGTCATTGTGCGTGCTGGCTTAGGCTCCGTCATAACACAAGCGGACCTCTTTTTTCGTAAACAGACTCAGTGTCCGCTCCCACCAAGGCCCTCCCGAGCGCCATTATGGTCGCCACTACTCCGTCAATCCGGTCTGCGCTTCTGTTTTTTCCGGGACGCAAGTTGTCATTTGAGTCCCGAACCACTTGAGCATTTTTAGCCATCCAGCACAGCGCAGGGTTTCCAAAGTGCTCAAACTCTCTCCTCATCACCATCACCTCGAACTCCTTGGTCGGGTGTGCCATTGTAGCAAAACCCTGTCTCATCTGAATCATATTGAACCCTTCAACATCCAAATGGGTTGCGGTGGCGCCTGCGTTCCACGGGTCAAACCCAATCTCCTTGATCCGAAAACGGTCTCCATCGGCTTTCAAATCTGCTTCGACTTGGTCGTAATCCACCACCTCCCCCTCGGTAAGTTGAACGTATCCTTCCTGCACCCACTTTCTAAGCGGTATCCGGTCTCGCTTTTCGCGCAGCTCAGCAGTCGCTTCAGGCACCCAAAGACGCAGAAGTATATTCCAGTGCTCTCCTTTTTCTGTAGGTGGAAAAAGATGTGCCGCAGCGGTAAAGTCAATCTTTGCTGACAGGTCAAGACCAGTGTAGCACTCACGTCCCTCTAACGACTCCCACGCATCTGGATAGGAAATTTTTGCTCTGCCACAATCCTCAAACCGTGCAACGTCGAGCCATTTGATTTCCCCGGCAGTCCATATGTTCAGCTGCTTTGTTTTGACGGTATTCTCCTTACTAGGCATCTGCACGGCCCGGTCCACCTGTGCCTGCATGAACTCAAGTTTCTTCGCAGTGCCGAGAGCCGGGTTTGCCTTAGCCCACACCCTTTCCTCCTTCCACGCCTCAGGGTCATCAATGTCCTCGTCATCAGGTGACGCGATGTAAACGAACACCTCGTCGTCTTCGTATCCCTCAAGCTCCAACACGTTCAAACAGTGCGTCCTTACCTGAAAGCAAATTCCGTTTTTGTCGTGTCCCGCTGTTGTGATTGTAAAGATAAGGGGTTGCTCTCGGGCGCCCATCCCGTCCTCAAGCTGATCCCAGAGTCCCCTGTGCGGCCATGCGTGAAACTCATCGACGATTCCGGCGTGAGGATTCAATCCATCCAGCTTGTCTGAGTCCGCAGGCAGCGGCTCAAACAGGCTATCGGTTCGCTCAAACTCGATTGCAGAATAGCGCGTTCGGAACTTGTTACGGAGAGCCGGGGAACGCTTCGCAATTTTCTCAG